TTTGATGGTTACGTCAAGTGTGAGTATCAACTTAAGCAGTCTGATCGACAGATTGATTACGATGATTATCGTCGTGCTCAACGCGTCGCTATGACTTTGTTTGGGAGTGACGTCTTACCCTACGTAGATCGAAAGATCTATGAAGGTGACCTCATACCTAAACATGGACCTGGCGCGACCGCTGACAAACTTAGAGGAAACTCTAAGTATGACATGCGTGCGTGGACAGTGCGCTTGCAAGAGATCTTCGAGGAATCGGAGTATCTCTTTCCAAGCGTATCTCATTTTCTTGAGAGTCCTGCTACCGAGTTGATCGAACCTGGCGCTGAGTTACCCGTTAGGGTTATCACAGTGCCTAAGACGCTGAAAACTCCACGAATCATTGCAATTGAGCCTGCTGTTATGCAATACATGCAGCAAGCGATCTTGCGTGAACTCGTGTATTCATTGGAAAGGAGTGACTCCCTTTCAAGTGAATTTATCGGCTTCAAGCACCAAGAGCCTAATCAGCAAATGGCGCGAGAGGGATCCCTTAACGGGGGTCTAGCTACACTCGATCTGAGTGAAGCTTCCGACAGAGTTTCCAATCAGCTCGTACGGTATCTATTCGCACCATTCTCCTGGTTTACTAGGGGATTGGACGCGACTAGAAGTCGGAAGGCTGATGTGCCTGGACATGGCGTTATACGCTTGTCCAAGTTCGCATCTATGGGTTCAGCACTTTGTTTTCCTATAGAGGCCATGGTTTTTCTAACCTTGGTTTTCTACGGGATTGAAAAAGTGCTAAGACGCCCACTTACCAGGGAAGACCTTTTGGACTTCCGAGGTAAGGTGCGTGTCTACGGAGACGATATAATCGTCCCTGTAGATTTTGTGCATTCCGTCGTTTCCACTCTACAAGATTTCGGTCTTGTAGTTAACGAAAGCAAGTCTTTCTGGACTGGTAAGTTCAGAGAGTCTTGCGGAAAGGAGTACTATGACGGTTTTGACGTTAGTGTTGTCAAAGTCCGGCATCTTCTCCCTTCCCGACGGAGTCACGTTCCTGAGATTATCTCTACTGTCTCTCTGCGGAACCAGCTTAACGCTGCTTCGTTTGAAAAGGCAGTCGAGTTTTTGG